TCAAACCGCGAAGCAGCTCAGCCAACTTTGCCTCGGTGGCCGTAGGCGTGATCTGTCGTTCCCTACGCGTGACCCTGAACGAGTCCGGGCCGGTTTTTTCGGTGCCGAAGATCTCCTCAATTCGCGGCTCCAATTGTTCCGCGCGACCGCCGATGATGTCAATGAAGCTCTCCGCAGCTTTGTGGGTACCGAGCCCCGTCCCAAGCTCAAAACGGCCCTTGGCTATCTTCTCCGCAATGTCGGTCTCGCCGAGCGACCTCAGAACGTCGACGATTCCTTGCCTGAATACCCCGCCAGTCGCGCCGGGCTTATTGGCCAGTTGAATCTGCTCGGCGGTCGCGGTTATTTTTCGTTGCAGATCAGCAAGGGGCTTGTCGGGGTCAATCAGCATATCCCTAATTATATCATGCCCTTTGACGGACATCTCCGCTTCGGTCTGCCCTGATATCTGACGGTGCGTTGCGGCATAGTTCAGTTGCTCTTGTGAGTTGGGGTCAGTGAGAAAAGCCACGATCTGTGCGTAATTCTTCGCCCTGATCTCTGGTAAGGCTTTGGCAATCCGCTTCGCTGTTCGCGGATTCTGTTCTAAATACAGAAGGCGTTCATCAAGAGAGACATCCTCTTCGGAAACCCCGAGTGCTCGACTAACGCGTGACGCCGGGAGCACTTTGTTCATTATCTTCGCAAAATTGATCGCGGCCGTACCGCTTCGCTCACCTTGAACGTCTTGAGACATTGTGGTCAGCATCGCCATAAACGCGCCGGCCTCGGCGGGGGTGTTTCCTTGCTTGACCATTCCGAGTATCGGAGGCGGAAGCGCCCTGGCACCTTGGCTGAGCGTGGGAATTTGCGACGCTGCCTGCACTACATTCAAATAACCGAGGTTCGCCGCCGGATCGCGGTAGCCCGTCGCCTTGGCTATACCGGTTACAGCAGCAGCGAAGTTGGCCAGGGATTCCGGGTCGTGAGCGCGTGCGCCCGACAGAAACCGCGTCGATTCAAGTGCAAAAGGTAGATCAACCGGCAGCCCGCCCGGTTTAAGTTCGGCTCCGGTGGAGGAGGTTGCTGCGGCAAGCGCCCTCATGTACATCTTGACCGGTATACCTGCTCTCAGCGCATCAGCCCTGCCGGTTGTTATCGCAGCAGCGCGGTCCGCTTTGGGGACCGTAGACAGGTTTTCAAGTAACTGCTGCGTCGCCGCGGAGGTCTGTACCTGAGTTGAAGCTGCTTCGTTCTGGATCTGCGTATGACGCTCATATTCTTTGGTTATTTGCCTGAGCGCGAGCAAGAGCCCGCCGGTTCCGGTCAGGAGGGCAACGTAGTTCCTGAGCCCTGAAAAATTGAATGCGGATCCGGCAGCCTTCCCGGCTTTCCGGCCCACCCTTCCTACTTCACTGAGTTGAAACTTGAGACTCTCGACCGCCTTTTCGCTGCGCACTAGTGCGCGCATCAGGCTCGCGGGATCCCCCACGAAACGAGTTACAACGTCGGACTTTGCCACGGTCAATCTTTCTCAAAGCCTACCGGCCTAGTTATCACTAAGCCGCAGCACGTGCATCTCTACCGGATGATTGACAATTTGCAGCGGTTCCGGTTCGCCAAGGCGCACAGCCAATGCCCACATATCCAACGGCGTCGGCATGTACCCAGGATACAGCCCAGCCGACCAGCAACGGAACTGCGCCCATCTCGCTACGGCTTCAGGCCGTCGTTTTTTTTTAGAGTCCAGTCGAAAAACGTCTCTAGCTCCACAAGAGCATCCAACACTTTGCCGATCCTATCTGTGTCGAACAGCTCAAGGATTTCAATCTCCGTCGGTCCCATCGACACGTAATTGACTCGCAAGACTTCGACCGCCCACGATGCCATATTGTCGAAGGTAAACTTCGGAATAGATTTCTGTTGCTCTTCCGGCAGGTCTTCGACACTTTTGCCGGCGGATTCCAGTAACAACTCCCGGAACTTCAACGTCTGAAAGTCGTACCATGTGCAGGCTATAGCCCACAGCGAGCGGTACCGTGCGACGACGTCCGTTTCAACCCACTCCCCACCCTGATACTTCGCTACACACGGGAATCGCACTCTATACACAAGCTGCCCATTTTCTTCCAGGTTGTGTCGAGCGACCGGCACATGCCAGTCGTTGTCATCGCCTAGCGTCACCAGTTCTCCATCGAGCATGCTCGATCGAACGAGATCCGCCGGCTGGGGCTTTTTATCGGTGACGTAGCCGACCCACACCTTGCCGGCCCACGGCCCTTCTTCGGGTTGGAGCATTACCCGCCACTTCTGACGGTCGGGATGGTACTGGGCGTCGGTGGCGTTGATTCGCGGCAGCTTCGTCGTGCGTACGATTGAGTCGTCAAAGTAGATCGTTCCCGGCTCCCCGCTCGGACCTTTGCCGATCACAGGCGAAGGCTGGACCGACGATGCCGCGTCGAACGCATGAGCCAACCCCATGTCAGCGAGTATGTCGCGGCCGGTTTTGTTCGGGCCACCTTGCACGAAATACGTAAAGCCAGGCATTATGTCTCCTAAGTGATTGCCGACGAGGTGTTCCAAATCAATGGCACCTGTACGGCGACGGTGTCAAAGTCAAGTTTCATTCGGGCAGTTACTTCGGCGCCGTTCTGTGCGGCCGTCCGCATTGCGTCGTCGATGATGACTATTCCCGCCGCAGTTATTTTGATATGTTCAGGGGTAGCGTCAGGGACGATCGCCCCACCCTTCTGTCGTTTCTGGAGATAGAAGGTAGTGTTGGCGTGAACACATAGTTGCCCGATGTCGACTCCGCCGGGCGTACCCTTTATCGGAATAGCATCCGCCGGCGACGCATCCGGGCTTGCCCATGTTAGGTCGGTCCCCGTGATATTCACTGTCGGCATGATTGTGCGAATGTGCGGGAACGTGGGGAAGATGTCGCCGTCCGCACTTTCGGCGGCGGCGCCGATGCCGAAATCTATCTCCACACCTGTAACTTGCCCTAGAGTGATGCCGCCGGTCTCGATCGATCGCAGTGTAAACCGCACGTCATCGGTCGGCTGGGCGGGGAGAGCAACGGCGTGGTTAATCAGCATCGGGGAGTTAGTCCCGTCAAACGTCGCCAACGCGGCCGCCGCGAGTATCGCGTCTCCCTGATGATCGAATCGGAGATTGGCGAGGTGCAATATCCCGTCGAGGTACTGGTTTCGGGTGTGCGTGGCTCCGGCTTTACGGGTGGCACCGCGTTCGTGTGCATAACCGTAGAGAGCGAGCCCGCCGGCGAGAGAAGCTATGTCTTTCCCCAGCATGGTTATCTCGTCGTACATCGCCGCAACGTCGAAGCTACTAAAGATCGGCGTGGGGCGCACGGACACAACAGAACTGAATTGCGAATACACGCGGCCGCTTGAAGCCTCGCCACGCAAATCAGTATTCGTCGCGTTGCCAACTTCCGTAATGCCGCCGACCATAGTGCCGCCAATGCCGGCGGCGTAAAGACTGTGAACATTCTGAACCGTCATGTTACTAGCTCCATCGCCCCGAGCGAGGCGTCACACACTAGGGCGTGTTGTCGAACAGCACTCCATATTTAAGTGTCGCCGCGTTCGTGGGGTCTCCACAGGACGCCTGTATCTTGTCGCAGGCCACTGTAGCAAACGGATTCGCGACTCCTTGCCCAGTCATCCACATCCATGCCGCGTTCGCGAGCAGCTCTTGATCGGTGATGTTCGCGTCGCCCGACGTCAAGAACTCAAGATGGCATCGCTTGTTTGCACTCGCAGCGATCACAGTCATGTCGTCACCAACAAAGTCAAGGTTCAGCTCGACGCGTTTTGTGACGACGACGGCATCGTCTTGGGCCGGTAGCACCACACCGGATCCGCCAGCCAAGGTAGCCAGGTCGCCAGACATAGTAACGGTTGAACCGAAGTGAACACCGGCCGCGAAGTAAACGTCTACGACGTCCGTGCTCACAAGCCCATGCCCCGCAGCCAGCGTTACGACGCCGGTTGTGTCTGTCGTTCGAGTTGTCAGCGTCCCCGCCGTCCCGGCCGGCAACGGGCTGCCGTCGTCGACGGTAAGCGCGTCATTGCTTTGTGTGATCGTACCACCGATTGCGACGTTCCCCATTTGGATGTTCGTAGTCACTTGGACATCTGACATTATCTGATCTCCCTTTTCTGAAGTCGAATGCGCCTCGCCGCGCGTTCAAGCTTGAGTGCAGCCAGCGTGCGGATCGAGGCGTATTCCGCCGGCACCGCTCGGGTCATCTCGTCACGCATGCGTATCTTGCTGTGCGGGTTACGAAGATTCAGCGTCGGGGCGTTCATTATGATCCTCGTGCCCTTTGACGTCGATCGCACCTTTTGAACACCGGTCCGGTCTCGAGATAGCCCGCTCCATTCCAACGGTCGAGTGTGCCCCATCTCCCGGAGCTTGCGGCCGGTGTAACTTTGCTTGAACCCATGCGGGTGTGGGTTGCCGCGTTCACCGCGACGCGGCTCGTAATCGTAGAGACGACTTGCTCGGTTCGTGAAGTGGATCGGCCGGCGGTCTCGATGCCACCAACCTCCGATGACTTGCCAAGTGTCTTTGAGAATTTTCGGCATTTGTCGGCGTAGGATCCCCGGGGTCGGTCCTCGCTCCGTGATAACGACATGGTGAATCATACGCTGTTGTACGACACCTCCAGTTGCATCAACAGCACGTCACCGTGAATGTGCCGTTCCTCGCGTGTCGATCGCCCCCAGGGTTCGGGCATCGTCAACTTGTCGTCAACGCTAATGTACGTGCCATCGTCGCCCTCACCGCCGGACTTTGCTAGAATCTGCTCGATGAGTGCGCCGATGAAGTTCTCCCAACGTATTGCGATCTCTGAATGGTTTGTCTTGATTTCCGGCTCAACGTCTTGCTCAAACCTCGCTACGAAACTGCCGAGCTTATCGAACCCGGTAGTTCCGCCCGATTTCTCGGTGTCGATCGGACCGCCCCATACAACCACGCAAGGGCGCATTTGCTGTAGCTCCTGCAATGTATAACTGTCCCCCCTTGGATCGGTGGGGGGTCTCTCGTCATGGATACGGGCCATCGCCTTCGCATGGGTGTCCGTCTCGGTCCACGTTCTGAAGATCGCACAGTCGGCGATAGTTCGCCGAAAGTTGGCACGGGCCAAGCTCAGAAATCCAACGGGGGCCGTCATGTTGATTCACCACGTTTCGGGCTCACAGGGTGTCCACATTTCTGGCAGTTAGGAGCATCGCACCGCCCTTCGAGATGGCTTAGGCGTCGATCGACGTCGTCGACCTTTTCATCCACTGACTTGAGCCACCCCTTGATGTCGGCAACGGCGTCAGTCAAGTTCTTAACCTCGACAGCCAGAGCGATCGTGCCGGCTCGGATCTTGCCGGCTGACCAGACGATTGCCGCTACCAGTGCAATGCACGAGAGGATGACCGTGATTATGGCGACCGCTTCCATCATTGATACTTGTCTCTGCCGAGTTCGAGCCCGGCCAACAGTTGCAGATGTAACGTGGCTTCAGTCTCCGTCATTGGTTGAATCGCGGTGATGACCCAGGTTACCCCGCCAATCTCGACTAGAACATTCTGTCCGTCGCTTGTTCGCTTCGGATTCGCAATCCCGCCGCCGGCTGCGGTGGGATCCCGTCCGATCACCGCTGTTCGAGTTGTCCTGAGATCCGTACCGCCTTGCTCATTCGGTTCTTGACGCTCCATAGAAGCGCTTAGCCTGGCGGTCAGGGGCACTGGCTCAGTGGAGGGATCCATATACCTCACGGTGCCGGAGCTACCGAAAAGCTCTTGCATAATCGGTGCTCCGGCGTCGTGAAATATCGTGTCAAACGTGCTCACCGGGCAGCTCCCGTGCGCCGCGTTAGTCCGGTTCCACGGCCATCATCGTCGCAGCCGCGTGTAGTTGCGGATTGCGTAGCATACCTGTCACCTCAGTCATCGTCACACCCTCAGCACAACAGACCGTCGCGATGACATCGCCCTTTTTCCGTGTGCCACTGCCCAGCGCCGCATCGCGCTCGAGTACGAGGTTAGTGAAGAGTCCGTTGCCTTGCAGGTGACGGATACACGCTTTGAGGCTGTCGACCTCTTTGAGAGCCAACTTGGCGGCGATGACCTCTTTGTCCAGCTCAGCAATACGCGCGGCTGCGATGACGGCTTTCTCGGCGTGCATGGCGAGAATGTCATCGGTCGCGGCCCCGTCAGCAAGCGCCTTCTCCAGGGTCGCAACCTGTTCGCCCTGAACCTCGTACTGTTTGAGGAGGTCTTCGTATTGCTGACGCTGTTCGTGATCCGTGCTTGCCAGCGTAGTCAACTCAGCAACCCGGGATGTGAGAGCGACGCACTCGGCTTCTTTTGCATCAGCGGCGATCGCCGCAGCCGAAACGCCGTCTTGGAGACTCTTACGTTCCGAAGCCCAGTCCGCGAGAACGGCTTGAACTTCGGGCCACTTTTCCTGTAGAGCGTTGAACTCAACACTCCATTGTGGTTGCGGTGACTGTTCAGCCGCCTTGGCGTCGGGTTTTGGCTTTGCCATTTTTCAACCTCTTTTCTGAGCGTTTCCGCCCTGTTTCCTATACGTGCTCGAACAACTTGCCAAAGCCGACGACTAGATCAGCGGTGAGAGCTTCGCTTGGACTCGGACCGCACCCGCTGCGGCTCCGGTCGTTGTCTGGCTGATCTTCACATAGGCTCCCTTGCCGGCTGGGATCACTGCGGCGACGACACCAGTAACGGCCACTTCAGACGTCAGCGTTCCGATAACCCAATCCCCCGCTGCATCGGGCGTCGTGTCCGTAGTGGTCATCTCACTCAGGAGAGTGTCGTCTTCGTCGTAGAGACCGATGATTAGTTGATCCTCTGTACCGGCCGGCGCTTCCGTGACGACGCCACGGAAACTATCAACGATCAGCCCGTTGGGGTTCTCGCCGGCGGCAACAACGTTGTGCTGAGTCACGTCGGAGTGATCGAGCAGGACCGAGCCAGTTACAAAAACATTGCGCTGTGCAAGCGAGCCGGATCCACTGTTGCCGGCGTTCAGGTCGAGGTCGACGCTGAGATCCCCGCTGGCCTTCGCTCTGACCGCGACACCGAGGTACAGGTCGGCCGCGTCACCCGGAACCGCAACAGCTAAGTTGGCTGAGACGTCCCACCAAACCGGAGCACCAATCGCGAACACCGTTGCGCTGGCCGACGCGACCCTGCCTATCCCGAGTGTAAGTGCGTCAACGATGTCGTTGATCGCGTACCCCTTCATGCTACCGGCAACCGCAGCACGACCGTCACCCAATTGGTGAATTTCACCGCCGGCCAGGGCAACAGTAGCGACGTACTGAACGTGCCCGGGCTTACCTAAAAGGACTTGGAATTCCGCTGGCATCGTAAGACTCCTTTACTTTTGAATGTCGTATACTTCTCGAATACGCCCGGACCTCACGTTCAGACGTCAGGGCGGGGACCGAAGTCCCCGCCCGATCAAATCAGCGACTACGCACCGTTAGACTTGTAGAGCCCACGGTGATCGAGAGCCTTGGCCCCGATGTCCATCTTGACATCCCATCCGATACCCCAACGACCTTCGGTGAGCGGATAAGCACGCATTACCGGGCGTCGGCCGGATCCGGCGAGATAAGCGACCAACACCGTCGGACCCTGTGTCGGGCTGGCAGCCAAGAACCAGTTCGTTGCCGTACCAACATGGGCGGTCTTCGTGTCGGGATCCGTCACCCCGGCCACGCCAAGTCTGTTGTCTATACGCATATTGATTCCGAGTTCATTCAACGGGTTCAAAGTTCCGTCGCTGTTCGCGGAGATGATTCGCTGCGCGGACCTCAGAAGAACCGCACCGGTGAATCGGAGATCCTGCGGTACGATGAGAAATTTTCCCTCAAGGTTCAGTTGAACGAAGTTCTGAGTTTGTTTTGCCATTGCAACCAAACCAGCTTCGATGCCGGAGGCTGCCAGAACGGATCCGCCGCCTGTCCCGAGGTTGCCGTGATCGGCATGAAACAGCGCGGTTCCGTCAGCGAGGTCGGCGTTAGCTAGAAGAAGGGCGTAAACCAGATCCGGCCGCAACCTCAGAGCGGATTGCCCCATCTGAGTAGGCATGGACTGGAGAGCATTCAGGCGATCGTCGATGATGTCCATATCATCGAGTTCCGCCTTTTTGCTGTAGCGAGCAACCCGGAAAGTCTCTAGCGAGTCCTCACGAGTTGCATGCGTCGCCTCTCCACCGCGTGAATGTTTCTCTAACGCGCCCATCTTCGACAGTTGAATCTCTTCGTTGGGTTTGAAGTCGTTGACGTCCCGCTCGCTGCACCAGCCGAGTGTACTGTCACCGGCCTCGATAAACGCTTTCATCAGCGCCGCGTTAAATGTGGTCGTGAAGATGGCCGTCATGGCACCCGTCGACATGGCGTCACGAATCATCTCGGAACGATTGTGGTCAAGCCGATGGCCCTGCGCTAGAAGCATCTCCCGGCAGAGGTCAGGAAGTGAATGGCTGCGATATCGACTGCCGGCCTCAAACTGTTGTCGCTGGGCGGCCTGGACTTGTTCCGGGAGGGACGTGTCAACCTGATCGAGTCCCAAACGAATCATCAGTCCGCCGCTCATTGCCTGCTCAACACCGGCACGGTCCCCACCGCCGCCGCCTGTGTGGATCCCGGGACCGTTGCCGGCGGGTGCGGCCGGGGCTCTGCCCTCTCTAAGGGCAGTCAGAAACTCTTGTGACGCCCGCGCGGCGTCCCAGCCTTCACTGATCGCCCGGCCGAGCAGCTCCGTTGGGGTGTCGTCGCCGGCAAGCTCTTCCATCCGAGCAATCCGCGTTCGCTCCACTTGGTAGGCCTCACGCCGGATCCGTTCAACGTCAACGTTTTGGGCCGGCAGAACGTCAGCGTCCGCACGGTTGTCACCGGCCGGGGAAGCCCCACCGTCAGCGGACCCGGTACCAGCCGACGTTCGAGACGAATCATCGGCGGCTCTCTCACTCCCGGCGCCGACCGGCACCGGCTCGGCGGCCGCAGTTTCACTTCTCGTGAGCAGATCCGCGATAACCCGCTGCGGCGTCGCTAGCGCTTCATAGAAAGCCCTGGCCGCATCCTCAGTGGCGTCGCTTCGTAGACCCAGCGACTGTAGGTACTGGCGCAATTCCTTGGTCATGGTTACACTCCCTTGTCGGTTTGTACCCACATCAGCGGGCTTTCTTGCTCTTAGAAATTCGGCACGCATCTTTGCACCCTGATCGGCGCCGATCGGAACGACAGAGTTTTCGCGAAGGATGGACCTCAGCGAGATTCGCAGTGGCAACTCGCCGGCCGTGTGACTACGGCCGTCGACTGTCTCGGTTGTGTTTGCGGGGATCCGCACGGACTCCATTACTCGGTAACCGATCGAGACGTCAGTGACATGTCCTTGACGTACTTTGTTCCAGACCATGTCCGCCCGTTCGTCGTCAGATGCGAAGAAGAGACGCCCGACAATCGTGTTGTTCTCAAGGCGGATACTGCGGACGGATCCCAGTTGATGTTCGATACTCCAGCGAATGTGCGACTCCAGCAGGGGCACTTGTACCGGCAGCTCCATCCCCCGAGCGATCAGAATCTCTTCGAGTAATTCGTCGCGCTGCCAGTCGTAGACGATGGCCCGAGTCTCCGTCGACATGACCGCCTCTATACTGCGGTTGGGAACATCAAGCGTTTCGGCACGAACGTGGAGATCTCGCGTCGTCATATCACGTTCAACGAAGTCTCCCGATGGTGCTTCATCACGCTGGCAGTACAGGTATTCAGCCATAGGCGACCAACCAGGAACCAGCGAACGAGGAGTTTCAAAAGCGGCCCGGGCTTCCGTCGTGATGACCGCCTCTATACTGTGGTTGGGAACGTCACCGTTCATTTGTAGCTCCTACTGTCTGACGGGCTTTGCCATTGTCACCCGCACTGCCGGCCGACTTCGCAGCCCCTTGGTTTGCGCCCGTCACTTTGACGCCCGGTACCGCCAGTCCACGTTCGCGGAGCATCTCCGCTTCGCGGCCACGCTGCTCAATCACGTCTTCATAGTCGTATCCGAGGTTTGCGCATTCTTCTCGCATCGTGCTCACGCCGACGTTAAGCCTGATCTCGATACCCTTCCCCTCTTTCTGCGGATCCACATGGGGAGCGGCCGGCCAGTTCCACTTGTAAGTAACATCTTCCGGCGCAGAGGTGCCGCCGGCAGCCAGGTTCGCTAGATTCGATTCACGCGCGACCAGATTGACAAGACGGTTGAGGGTGCCGCGTTCCAGCCAACCGCGATTGAGGTCGATTCCACGGCGGTAGCCCTGATCGTCGAACCGTGCGCTCGAGTAGTTGTGTCCACTGCTATCACGGCGTGTGATCATCGCCGGCATATCAACACCGCGCCCCAGGTCGCCGTGGCGCTCTTTTCGGAACTGCACGTAGTTGGCGGCCGGCTGGCGGGGATTCATCTGCTCGACCTTGTAGCCCGGCGGAATCGTCTGAAGCATATCCGGTTCGAGTTCGACTATCACTTGCTCATCGGCTTCGGCGATCTGCACACTGTGATGGTCGGTCCACAAGAACGCCCCTTGGGCTGCGGCCAAATTGGCGGCATGTAGCACGTTGGTGTCGTAGTCTCGCAGATCCGCTATTACAGGCAACGCTGTAGTCAGCCAAGGGATGCCGCGGACTTGATTAGCGACCAGCATGATAAACCCGTGAATGATGACCTCTGGCGGAAACTCATCTGTCTTCAGCGGGTCGGTATGCTGGAACATGAGGTCGAGGGGCTTGGCTATGAAGTAGGCGACGGGCTTGCCGGTTTCATTCCGCTTGACGCCGAGCATAACGTCAGGCTTCGTCTGATCGATTGGAGTGGTGAGACGCCGAGGATCCAGGTTGTGTAACCGCGCTTCGACGTCGTCGGTCTTCTTCGATCTTGCGTCCCTACCGGGTGCGCTTTCGGCCTTCTTCATGTTGACGATCTGAACTAGGAACTCTCCGTTGGACCAGATCGCCCGCCACCAAAGCCGCAGCATATCGACGCCGGCCAGTTGCTCATTGATGTCCGGCTTGAGCCACCATTTTCGCCAGACCGCTTCGAGCTTCTTGTTGTACTTTTCGTCGTCACTCTGAACCTGGAGGATCGGTCCGTCCTTCCCGAACATATCAACGGTGTGACTGAAAACGATCCCTTCAGCGTGCGAGTTGTTGAAAATCTCGTGCTCGCTACGCGTGCGAATGGTTTCGAGCCACATCATTAGGTGGGAGTTGATCGACTGCCCTTGGGCAAGCACCCCTTGCCAGTGCTTCTCGTTGAGCCGATGGGTCTGCGCCGCATCCCAAATACGCACGTCCTCTGAGACTGGTTTGTCCGGGGCGTCGCTCCCACGCTCTTTTCCGCGAGGATAATACGCCTTGACGGTTGGTTTGCTGCCGAAAGTTATGCCGAGGAAACTCACGACGTCGGCCTCACAAGTTTGATTCGCTGACGTTTGATCCCGCGTGCGGCGGCCTGGAGACTCTGACACTTGGCGATCGCCGAATCGATAGCTTCGGGGCGCCATCTGACCTTCTCTTCAGCCTTCTCAAGGTCGGGGATTGCTGCCATTAGGACTTGGGCACCCACCAGCAACGGCAGTGCGGTGCTCCAATCGCTGTCGAGAATCGCAACGGCGGCGGCATCGATGTTCGTATTGATCTGGGCAACGGTAGCCATTACGACAAAAGTCTAGCGCGCCCAGGACTCCCGATGCAACGACAGTAACACTGGTTTATTTATAGTATCTGGAAGATTGAGGGGAAAAAGTATGTCGCTACGGGCGGACGACGCTCTTGAACCGCAGCTTGCATTGCCTACAGACGTGATACCGAATCGGGAGGCTCACACGCGTTATGGTCGTGTTGTTCGACTTGCACTCCGGGCAAAGAGTCGACGCATACGTGACGGCGTTCCCGTTCCATCCTTCGTCCTCATTCCTTGGCACGGCAGCGGAGAATACAAAACCACAATGAGAACACCGACGAGTCTCACGACGATTCACGATTGAATTGTATCGACGGAGCACCTTAGCGTCACAACAATCGCACTTCGGGCAGGCCGGTCCGTCGGCCTTAGTAAACGACATCATTTCTTTCCAAAGAAATTGCTAATCGAGTTCGCACGTTTCGGAACCGCAACCGCTAGCTTTACCTTGCACGCCAGCGCCGCCGCGATGCCGTAGGTCTCGCAGTCCCACCAATGGTTAGGACCGGCACCAGGCCGCTTCTCCCATTCCTTCACTTCCTGTCCCTTTTTCATCTTCGACACAAAATGCTCACTCACCATGTGGGCATGGTAAGCCTCTAGCGACGAGTCGGAATATGTGTGCCATGCACCGGGCTGGTCGCGAGGAATGGCGAGTAGCTCCCGAATCATGTGCTTAGCCTCGTCGACGTTCACTGGACGGAAGGGATGCCCCCGCTTGTTGACCCGCACCTGATTCGGCCAGATCGCTCCTGCATTTTGAGTGTTGCTGCGGCCTAGAATCATTCGCCAGATCGGTCGAGCAGGAGTGTTTCGCAGTAGACAGAACTGCCCGACAGCTTCGGGACGATAGCCGGCGTCGATGAGTGCGATCTTGGCATTCATGCAAACGCTCGGGCGACTGGCAAGCTTCCAGCCGGTTACCTCCATCGCCCAAAGGTCATCGAGAGCCCGTCTGATTGCATGCCCTACTCTGGCCCTATGCTCGGCTAGCGTCAGTGATTCCCCCTTACGAGGGCCATGCACTCCGAGCGTGCCGGCGTCAATCAACCAGCTCGTACCGGTAAGCACGCACCATGCACGAACGATGTAGTAGAGAAAACGATCGTGAACGTCGGCCGTCAACGTGATCAGATCAGCGCCGGCTGGTACTATTCCCTTGCAGTGCCCCTCTTGACGATGTTGGGCCACAGCTCCGATTGTCAGCGCGTCTTCATCCTCTTCCGGTTCCTCGAACGGCTTCACCAACACGTTGAGTTGAAAATCTCTTTCCTTGACCACACTACCCCGGGAGTCCATCCACTGAGCACATAGCCCGGACCATGACTGGAACGGCCAATACATTGCGTTCCACCAAAAGCCGGCCACGCGCGTGCCTTTGTGTTTCGGTTTGTCGGCTCCTTCGATCGGATCCGGCTCATAGGCACGCCATTCAACGCCGCGAAGCATGGCGGGGAGATCCTCATCGGTAATGTGGTAGTCGCATGACTCGTTCTCGCAGCTCATGTAACAGTCAACGCAGGCATCGATGTCCGTTTCGTCGAAGTTCATCCGGTCCCAGTCCAGCAGTTGATAGGTGCCGCACTTCGGACAGCCGAGATATGGCCTGAAGAAAGTCGAGCTAGCAAGAGAGGTCCACAAATAATCGTTGACCGTGCCGGCCGTCCCTAGCATGACGTGGGTCCGGTCCTCTTCGGTAACAGCTCCCGAGCGACGGAAGGCGATGTCGCAGGTGTGTCCCAGCTCCCCCAACGACGCCGGCATGGCCTGAACGTCGTCACAGACGACGACGGGGATCGTCGACCCGGACAAACTGCCGACCGACTCCGCTCCGCAGAAAAACAGCGACGCGCCGTTGTTGAAGTCGCGCCGGTTCTGGGTGCCGGCATCCTCTGTGTTAATGAACTCAATTTTACGCAAAGCCGCGGAAGCCGTGATCGCTGGGGAGAATTTCTTCTCCCACATGTCATGTGCTTTGTGCTTGGTCGCACCGACGTACAGACAATCGACCCTGTCGTGATGAAGGGCCTTTAGGATAGTGTTGATGGCCGCACAGTCCGTCTTACCGCCGGCTTGAGGCGGTGCCATGACTACGACTCGCGTCCAGCGAGGATCCTCGATCGCGGCCATGACTTTACGTTGCAACGGGAACGTGTTGTTCGACCACTTGGCGGGTTCGCCGCCTTCACCGATCAACGGACCTTGTGTGACCCAGCGGTACCGCTCAGACCATTCCGCCAGGCTGAGATAGGCACGGGGCAAGAGAGCGTCACGGTGGGGAGCCTCGAAGTCAGCCGCCCGGGCGAGATCCCGGGTGGCTCGACTGTCATGCAGTGCGCCAGGCTCCGCCAATGTAGTTGGCATTGTTACGCATCG